GTGTATTTAGCGTGATTAGTAGCGGCATAGCTGGCTGAAAATAAAAAAGCCTCGCAATGCGGTTGTTGCGAGGCTTGGTAGGCGGCGGGGGCTAGTAGAGGTTAACTCAGTTCAAGGAAGCAGATGAGGGCTTTTGAGCTTACTAAATAGATAAATGTTATAGCCAATATTCCGCTTATGTATTTTATAAAAAACTTTTTCATGATTACTTTGTTGTTTGTTTTTAAATTAATTTTCAGTTTTTTCTATTAGTTTAAGATATTGATTTTCTTGAATAATTATTTGTTTTTTTCTAATAGGAATAATACTGTCTATGTATTTGTATTCTCCTTCGTCTACTGTTCTTAAATGACAGTATTCTGTTTCTAAAATATACAAGCCTTTATTATACATAGAAGTAGAAACTTCTTGTTCAACTTTTTGCTCGCAACTAATTAAAAGTAAACACATTAGCATTAACTTAGATGTTGTAATTACATTTTTTTTCATAATAATATCCATGGCAAATCAATATTTAAAGTTTATTAATAATTTTTTTTAAACTATCCGGATTATCATAAGCAAAAAAATCAAGGTGTTTAGCAAAGTTTCTATCTTTTTTCTTAAATAATGTTACAGCTATAATATTATCATAGTGGTTTTCGCTGTTCAACGGAAGTTTAAATTCTTCATCACACACGCTTACAAAAGTAATAATCTCTGCTTTATCGCTTCTTTCTTCGTCAATAAGAACAGTTAGATATTCTTGTTGATTATTAAATTCTTCAAATTCATTTGTAAATCTGTTATATACTATCATAATAAGTTGTTTGTTTTAAAGTTATACAATAATTGGTTGTATCGTTTTTTAAAGTATTTTAATCTATTTTCTAACTCCTTAATTCGTTGTACTCTTTTTGAGTCTTTCAAATTAATAACTATTTCAGTTTCTTGGTCTACACTTGGATAATAAACAAGTTTTAGCTCTTCAGACAATGCTTTTATTTGTCTATTCTTAATTTGCACTATCTTTTTAAGCGCTTTGCTGTGTTCTCTCTCAAAAAGCAGTTTTTCAAAATCTGTTTTAAATTTTAGCTTCATCATGTTGTTATCTATTTTTAAAGTTAAATTGATAATTATAAACATAAAGAGGTAATCTACGTTGAGCTTGAATTGTTTTACAATTTAATGTTCTTTTAGTATTTATAAAGCAATCAAAACTATATGCTGCTAAAGAGTCATAAAGATTTCCAATTTGCCGCTTGCCATTAGTTATTTTAAAAGTTTCTGTTTTCATAGTTTCTCAAATAATACAGTTATTTTTAATCCGTTTTCTTTTGCCTTTTGTTGCAAGGCTTCTATTTCTGCGGCGTAGTCTGGTTGTGGTTTAATTCTGTATTCATTTTTGTTAAAACAAGTTTCCCACAATCCGTTACCTCGATTCCATTGCATCTCACTACCTTTCCAAACTTTCTCTTTTAGATAGTTTTTTATAAAATTATCTACATCTTCACCACACATAGGAACTCCTCCAAATACAACAACTTTTTTCTCCGCATCAACACCGCACGCTTCAAGGAAAATATCAGCGTTGAATTCTTCGAAAACTTCCTTATTATTTTCTGGATTAAGATTGTATTTAACTAAATACCTACTATCATAATAATTAGTTAAATAAGAATTATAATGATTTGAAAATTTAAAAACATCTTCTGCAATAGGTAAATTTATCCTATCCTTAATACTATTAAACTGTTCTTGCGTACAACGCATTGCTATTGGTCTTTTCATAACCTAAATTTGTAATTCATTATAGACGGAATTATAAAGAAGCCGTCTTTTACTTCTTTTTCTTTAACTATTGTTAGTTCGCAGTTTGCTATTGAACGCACTATAGCTTTTTCTGTTACACCGTATTTATTAATAGTTTTATGTATCTCACTTATGCTTAAACCTTCTTTGTGAAGCTTAAATATTTTTATATCAATATCTGTGTTAAACATCACTCAGAGCTTAAAAATATTATAACAGCACAAGCTGTCCAACCAACTGCAAGTCCAAATAAAAATATTAGAACTTCTTTGTCTTCTTTTTTCATAGTTTAAGTAGTTTTTCATTAGTATTATTTTTAAATGCCTGTATTGCTTCTTGTTTCTTTAAAACTAAAGAACCTAGTCTTACGGCGCTAAAGCCAACTGGCAAAATTGCTTTTAAATTTCCAGATTCAGTATGTGATATAATTACACCTGAATTTCCGTATAATTTAGCTTTTCTTTCTTTACTTAATGATTGCTTTGCTTTTTGCTTTTCATTACGTTCAGCCTGAATTTTATTGTATATAGCTTCTAATTTTTCTGCTGTGATTGAATCCATGTTAGTTAATTATTAATTCGTTTATAATTAATTCTTCGTGATTTGCATGTGTAATAGTTAAGCCTAAATCGTTTGCGTAACCTTCTACAATTTTTTGATTGTTTATAATATACAAACAAATAGCGTAATCTTCATAATCAAGGTGACTTGGATTTATATTTATAAAACCTAAATATCTTTGGTCAAGTTTATTAAATTGACAATCTCGTAAACATTTTTCAACTAAAAAGCGAACAATATCGCTTCCTGTTGTTTCTTGCCATTTTTTCAATTTTTTTTCCTCTTTAACAAAAGAACCATTTTTCATGCTGCCTTTTCTGTTTTTGATTTCAGTATAAGCAAGTTCTAAACATTCTTCTAAACTTGTCCCATAAATATGAGCAAGATTTACAAGTACTACTACCATATCGCCTAAGCCGTCTTTGAATTCTTTTTCATCGCTTTTTATTATTGCCCTACCTACTTCCCCGGCTTCTTCCATAAGCTTTACAAATTGCGTTTTTACATCGCCTTTTTCGTACAAGCCTCGATTTTTAGCCCATTCTCGTACTAAATCAAATTCTTTAATTGTTTTCATAATTGTTTAAGTTTTGTGGCTAATCGCCTGATTAATAAAAAGTAAATTTACTATATATATATTAAAGAATAAAACTTTTAGCAAAAATTTAGTAGAAAATTAGTGTTTTAAAAATTTAGTAAAACTTTAGCAATTTATATTTTTTTTACATATATATATTACTTAAATTGCTTGCAAGTTTAAAATGCGTGGTTGAACGAAACTAAGCGAGTGCCAGCAAAAAACCTATAATGTATATAAGTATATACATACGAGAACACGATTATAAACAGTAAATAAATAATAATTATGGATGAAAAAAAGGTTACAGTAGAAAAAAAGAATATATGGCAGAAAATGTCAGATATTCAAGGATTAAACATTCAAATCAACAAAGATAAGGCCGCACACGGTTATTCGTATGCAACGCTTGACCAGATTATGGATAAATTAAGTCCTATATTACACGAAAACAAATTATTGGTGTTTCACCAAACAGATTGGGACGTTGAGGAAAAATGTTCGTATCTTAAAACAACTGTTATAGATACAGAAAATCCTAACGAAAAAATTACGAGCTTAACTTATTTAGACAGTACAATTGTATTGCCTGGACAAAACAAAGTAATGGTAATTGGTTCAATGATTACGTATTATCGTAGATATCACGTGACATCATTATTTGGTTTAACAACTGAAACAGACACTGATGCCGGAGGAGCGGGTCATGCTAAAAAAGGAGCCGGGCCAAGCGTAGAGTCTGCTGGTGGCGGAGAAAAATCAGTTGACTTCGAAGGCATATTTAAAAATATGATTGCTAAAGGCAAAGCAAAAGATGTTGTTCAAAAACAATTCGATAATTATAAAAGCAAAATGACGCCGGAAATAATTGAAACAGTAAATAAATTAATAACAGAAATTAAGTAGTATGATTAAAAAACAAGATTATTTATCGTGGTCACAATATAGTTTGTGGCAAACAAGTCAAAGAGAGTTTTGGAAACGCTATGGGCTTGGTGAAGATAGAAGCGATAACAAGTATTTTGCTAAAGGCAGAGAGCTTGGTGAAGCGCTTGAAAATAGCGACGATAGCGAAAATTCAGTAGATGAATTATTGTCGTTAGTTGTTTCAGAAGTTCCTAAGTTAGATATTATGGAGTATAAAGTAGAAACTGTTTTAAGCGACGGTTCTAAAATACTTTCATATATTGACTCTTGTGGTTTAGCTGGATTAGAGTTTTATGAATATAAATCTGGTAAAATACCGTGGGTACAAGAAAAAGTAGATAAGCACGGTCAGCTACTATTTTACGCTTTATCGCTATATATTGCGTCTGAGCGTACTGCAATACCTGATGCTACTTTAATTTGGGTTGAAACAGAGCAAACTGAAAACGGATTGAAATACACTGGATTAGTTGAAAAGTTTGAAAGAACTTTTACGATTGAAGAAGTTGAGGCTTTTGAAAATGAGCTTATAAAAGCAATTCAAGAAATTGAAGATTTTGTGTATTTAGAATTAGACTTAGACGACGAAGTTGTTGATAGATATATTGAAATAACTGAGCAAATTAAAAAGCTTCAAGCTGAAGCTGATTTAACAAGATTAGAGATTCAATTATTAATGGAAGCTGATGATATTAAGTACGCTTCAGCTAAAAACGGCAAGTTTAGTATATCTGAACGTAAATCATGGTCATATTCAGAAGATTTAACAAAAGTACAAGCAGAATTTGCAAAACAAATTAAAATAGCACAAGCGCAAGAGCAAAAAGACGGCATTGCAAAACAAGAAGTATCAACATCGCTAAGATTTAGCTTAAACAAATAGTAGTATGAAACAACAGACATTTCAAGTTAGACTAAATATTTTAAGACCAAAATATAAAACATTTGTAGTGTCCGGAATAGTATTAGCAAGTTCACAGGTCGCAGCTATTAAAACGGCTCAAGAAACGTTAATAAAAACGCTGGAAGAAAGTAATAACGAGTCAACTGTAAAACTGCTTTCAGCTTCTCCGTTGAAAAATGATTTCTTTTTAATCGCAAAAGAAGCTGTTGAAAATACAGTAAAAAACAAGTAACAAACAATAAATAAATATTAACAAGTAAATTAAATTAAAATGGCAAAGAATGAAATGAGAGTAAAAGTAGTTTCTATCGGAGAAACCGAAACAGTTGGCGCCAACGGTTTCACAAAAAGATTATTAGAAGGTAGAATTGAAGGAGAATATCCCGAAGATTTTGCTTTTGAGTTTACAAAAGACAAAGTAGCTCTTTTAGACGATGTTCTAGAAGATACTTACGTAACAGTACACTTTAATATTCGAGGAAGGAAAGTATCAGAAGACAAAAACGGCGTTAAGTTAGAAAAGCCTATGTTTTTTGTTACTTTAAACGGTTGGAAGATAGAAGTATAGTCCAACGAAGTAATTATTTTTTAGTTGATAGCCGCGGCAGAAATGTTAGCGGCTTTCTTGGTACAAAAAAGTAACAAATTAAAACACAGAAATTATGAGATTTAAAATAAAAGACGTAAACGATCCAAAAATAGGTGAACGCAAAGAATTTTTAAGATTTGCGGTTTTACCTGAAAAAGTAGAAAACAAAATAGTTTGGCTTGAAAATTACATAATCTTATGTAGATTTTCAGTAGTAAGAAACTGTATGGCAAAAGCTAATACTAACGAATGGATTATTATTGAAAAAAAATTAAATAACAAATAAAATTAAAACACAGAGATTATGATTAATAAAACAGGCAGAGTATTTGAATGTTTAAGTAAAAAAGGACCTGAAACGTCTTTAATGGCTGATTATTTTATAATAGGTAAAAACTATTTAGAAGCTGATAAAGATATTTTAGACGGTAATCAATGCGATGACACAGCGGTATTATTGTATAGTGAATATATAGCAATAGACGGATATTCTGTACCTATATATGTTGATTTAATGGATTTTGAACACGTAGCAAATAGAACAGAAATTGTTTTAAACTAATTAACTACATATGAAAACAAGCAAGAACGTAAAGTTCCCTTATTACAGTGGCAACATAAAGCTTACAAAAGCGATTGGATATGTTGCACTAGAAGATTTTGTTAATGCTCATAAATATCCAAAGCAATCTACTTTAGATATTATGAAACAAGTACAAGAGGCAAGCGCGAATTGCGACTTAACGTTAAAAAGAGAGCTTAAACATAAGCTATATTCTTTTACACCTAGCGCGTTAATTGAAGTTGGGTTTGGACGAAAGTATGATAACGTAAAAGAATGGACAGGAATCATGCAACTTGACTTTGACGGTATTGAAACCCCTGAAAAAGCTCACGATATTAAAGAGTATATATTCACAACATACCAATGCGTTATATGCGCGTACTTATCGCCATCAGGCAAAGGGGTAAAAGCTCTAATACGTATTACAAAGCCAACAAGCAAAGAGCACTTTAAAGCGATACATAAGACAGTTGAAAAAGAGTTTGAACAATTAGGTTATTTTGATGTAGCTACTAAAAATGGTTTATTGCCGTTATTTCTTAGCGTAGATGCAATGATATATAGTCGCGACTTTTCTAAAGCTGTACCGTGGGATAAAGAAGATTGGACAGTTGAAAAGAATTCAACTCACAAAGCAAAACCCAACTTAAATTCTTCTTTTGTTCCGACAGCTAGATATAGTACTGAAGAGCAATATAATTATGATAAAACAATAAGAATATTTAATAAGCGTATTGACAATATAGTTGATGCTGGTCATCCGCAAGTTAGAACCGCGTGTTTATTATTAGGCTCTAGAGCTGGTGCTGGCTATATTACTAAAGCAGAAGCAGGGCAATTAGCTACTATCGCTATAGAAAGTAATAACTATTTGCAAAAAAATCTGCAAGGATATATAGATACCGCTATGTGGGCTATTGGAGAAGGATACAAATCACCTAAATATTATTAATATGTTAAAAATAGCAATAATTATAATAGTATGTGCAATAATGGTTAAAATATTATCAGATAATAACGACGATTATGGATGCTATTAAAGGCTTTAAATCTATTGACGGTAGAATTATAAATTGTAATGTTACAGACACTCATATAATAATGAGTTCAGGTGTTTTTAAAGCTAAATACAAACATACTGAAGTAAATAATATGATTGAGCTTCATTCAAAAATATTATCAGAAAGAACAATGAAAGAAGTACAAAAGTTTATAAATCAAAGTAGAGAGCCAGAACAATTAAGTTTATTTTAAATTATAAGTTATGAGAACAAAAGAATCGCAAAATAAGTTTCAAAGAGAGTCTTTACTATTGTTAATACAATATAGTTATAAAAAAGCTACAAGCAACGAATACTACAAAAAAATTATTATAGCTTTGATAGTTGTAATTTTTATTGAAGTGGCTATGATAGTTAAATTGATTTTAATGATAAAAGAATTGCTTTAAGTATAAATTCTAAATTAAATAAAATGGACGAACATATAAAATTACGACCTTATCAGCAATTACTATACGATGAAATATACAGTAACTTATCTGTTGGTAGATTGTTAGTGCAAGCTGAGTGTGGTTTTGGTAAATCTATATTAATAGGCAGGCTTGCTAACGAGCTTTCAAAACAAGGTAGAGTTCTTATTTTAACACATAGAGTAGAGCTGCTTATTCAAAATCACGAGTGGCTTGAAAACGCCTCTATATTAACTTCTAAGTATAATAATCTTAGGTACGATTCTAAAATAGTTATTTCAATGGTTGAAACAATTAACGCTAGAATAAAGACTTACGGCATAAAGTACCTTGGTGATTTTGAAACAATACTTTGCGACGAAGCGCACCTTGATTATTTTAAAAAAGTTTATGACCAATACAATCCAAAAAGATTAATTGGTTTCACAGCTACGCCGATGACTAATAAGCGAGAAAGCAAAATAGTTGACGGTGTTGAATACACTAGACCATTAACAATGGCTGCTGAATATGATAAATTAATATGCGGAATAGTAACTCAAGAGTTAGTAGATTTAGGTTATCTTAATCAAGACTATAATATAGTACTTACTCTTCCTGACATAGATAAACTAAAAGCCTCAGACACTGCTCCCGACGGGTTTACAAAAGCATCTATAAATGAAGTATATAACAATACAGCCTCGTTAGAGGTTTTGTATAAAGGTTATGAACTTTATGGAAAAGGGAAAAAGACAATGGTATTCAATGCTAATTCAGGTATAAATTTAGCTGTATATGAATATTTTTCAAATAAAAATGTTAATTGCAAGCTTTTTGATTCGGTCAACCAAAGCGATATGAACAGAAACGAAATAGTAGAATGGTTTAACAATACGCCTGACGCTGTTCTTATAAACGCAAACATATTTCTTATAGGGTTTAATGTTCCGGATGTTGAAACAATATTATTTAATAGAGCCACTAAAAGTCTAGCTTTATATTTACAAGCAGCTGGTCGCGGCGCTAGAATTACAAATAAAATTTACAAAGACAAATTTACGTTTGTTGATTTAGGGCAAAACATTTTGGAACACGGAACATTCTCGCAAAAAAGAGACTGGCAACAATATTTTAATCCAGCTGAATGGAAACGCAAAGTAGCTACTGATTTGTTAAAGACTTGGGAATGTACATATTGCGGAGCTTTGAATATAGTAGGAGAAGAAAATTGTTGTGTATGTGGTATGTTAAAATTAGATGTTGAAATAGTAGAAAATGGCAAAAAGCAAAAAACAGGGGAGTTCGAAGCCTTGACAGATATGCCGTTGCCTAAAGCGAAAAGCATTATAGATTATACTGTTGCTAAAAATAAAGACTCTAACTTTGCGTTTAAATTATTAGAACAGCGAATAATAGACTTGTTTATTCATTACAACGTTACAAAAACTTTTTATGAAAAAAGAAGATACGATTTTCACGTTCGTATAAAGCAAATATATTTACCTATATACTTTGCAATAATAAAAAGCGATAAAATAACAGGTGCGCATAAAAGGATTGAAACGCAATTAACAAAGCTATATTCAAAAATAGATAATTTATATAGAATTTAACACGGTGTTAAAGTTTTGTTAAACAGTGGTTATATTTAAAAAAAAAGTATTATATTTATAAAAATTAAAATTTATTAACGATGGAAACCATAACAACACAAGTGGAACTGCTGCGAGACAGGTTCAAAACGCGCAAAATTTTTGACAAAACTACAAGGTCAAATTTAACTTCAAATGAGATTGAGTGTATAGAATACGTTATAAAAAAAGAGCGCGAAGACGCCCAATACGAAATAAATGACGAGATAATAGTTGTTTTAGAAAAAGGCGCTTGTCACATAAAAGACAACTCTTATGAATAAAAAGAAACCAATTATTTCGGTTACAGATATTAACCCTGTTGACTATTATAATAACAACTGTGTACAATTAACTTTTGAAATGATGCTAAAAGTTAAGGGAGTAAAAGCCGTTAGCATAGACGCGCTTACTGTTTACGTAAACAAAGGTGACAACAATAAGCGTATGATTGTAATAGAAAATGGTAACTTTGTAGTAAAAATAAAAAACGCTTTGAACTTAGAAGTAGATAAAGTTTATTCGCCGTTTATGTTAATGCAAAAGTTTAAATTTAAAGATTCATTTTCAGCAGCGACGTCTTATGTTGTATCAGAGCTAATGAACAATGACTATCCTTATGTTAGAATAGGCACTAAATACTTTAAAAGTATATCAAAAGTGGATAGATATGGTATTAATAGAACAGAGTTGATATATTGGGATAAATTAACTATTGCTGAAGACCATCCTAAGTGGATATTTGAAAATATACAAAAATATGATGACTTCACTATAAATCCAGACAATAAATCACACAGCCCGGTTATTAATAACAACTACAATTTATATTCGCCATTCGAACATGTCGCGTGTAATGAAAACGAATATGACGAACTTAATTGGTATTGGATTAAAACGTTAATAGAGCACATATTTGGTGACCAATATGAATTAGGAATAACTTATTTAAAAGTTCTTTATGATTTACCAAAGCAGTCGCTGCCAATATTAGTTCTTATAAGCGAGGAGCGTTCTACTGGAAAAACAACGTTTGTAGACTTTTTAAATATAATGTTTGGAGCAAATATGGTACTTATTAATCCGCAAGATATAAGTAATCAATTTAACGGAAGTTATGCCGATAAAAACATAATAGCAATTGAAGAGTCTAGATTTGATAGTGTTCAATCAACAGAAAAATTAAAAAACTTAGCTACTCAAAAAGAGATATTAGTTAACAGTAAAAACATAAGGCAATATAGCATACCTTTTTACGGAAAGTTAATTATAACTTCAAATGACGAAACAAAGTTTAGTACTGTTGATACTTCTGAAATAAGATATTGGGTTAGAAAAATTCCTTCGTTAAAAGGCAAGGCTAATCACAATATATTACAAGATTTAAAAAATGAAATACCGCAATTTTTATATTATTTAGACTCTTTGCCGGCTATAGATACTTCTAAGTCTAGAATGGTTTTTGACGTAGCTGAAATTAAGACTAAAGAATTAGATACTGTTAAAAAAGAGTCTAGAACAGGTTTATGTAAAGATATAGAAATTCACTTAAACGATTTTGCTTTAGAAAACACTAATGTAAAAGAATTTAAGTTTATTGCTAAGCATATAAAAGACAGGTTTTTTTCTAGAACAGAAAAGTATGAAATAAACTTTATAAATAAGACTTTAAAAAACGAATTGAAATTAGAAGTTGGTAAGATGCAAAGATTTATACCGTTACAAGAAAATAATTCTGTTCATTCTAATAAAGTAAGCGGAATACCATTTATATTTCAAAACAAGTATTATAACTTAAAAATAGAAGATAATGAAAAACAGCAGAGCACAACAACTACAGAAAGAGTATCTTACGAAACAGAAGTTACAGACTCAGGAGATAAAACAAATTCCTATTAGAATTCCTTTTGAACCTATACACATGCAAATGTGTATTAAAAACGGGATTAAAATATATTATGTGCCTATAGATAATTTCTCAGGCAAAATAATGAAAGAAGACAACGGAAATCTTAAACTTGGCGACAAAATTTACAAAAACCAAGGATTAAAATTTAACAAAAATGAAGTTGGGTGGTGGCGGATTGTTGAAAAGTTATACGCTCAAGAGTACTTAAAGCTGCCTGAAGTAATTAAAGAACAAAAAAGAATAGAGGTTGATTTAGAATTTTATTTACAATTTATAAACGATAAACAAAGACAAGATTATGAAAAACAAAAAAGCAAATAATTTGCTTCGAGACGCAGGCGACGTAATTTACAATCGCGTAACTGAAAAGACTATTGAATATGGCCCTTTCGATGAATCAATGAATTCAGCTGCTATTATAGCAAGCGAATTGACAGGAAAGGATGTTACTAAAGAAGACTTTTATAAGTGTATGATGGCTTTGAAATTAGCTAGATTGAAATACAGCATGAAAGATGATACGTTCTTAGATTTGCTGGCTTATACAGGAGCGCTGCATAAGTCTTTAGAAGACTCAAAGGTTAAAGAAATTTTTGAACAACAATTAAATTGTAAATTCTATATACCTTCAAATTCAACAGACGGAATGTGTATATGTGGAAAAAGTAAAGATAAACATAAATAATTAATTATGAGTAAATTTGAATCAGATTACAAAAAATTACTTAGAAGCGTTTTAACTCACGGTACTCAAGTAAAAAATAGAACAGGAGTTAATGCTATTACTTCTTTTGGCAAAGAATTGACAATTGACTTGCGGCTTGGATTTCCTATTGTTACAGGAAAGAAAATATTCTTTGATAAGGCTTATCATGAATATAGATGGATTAGAGAAGGCGGAAGTACTATAAATTATCTTAATCAACACGGAATTACTTGGTGGAATTCTTACGCTGACTCAACAGGTTCTTTAGGCAAAACTTACGGTTATCAACTGCGTTGTTTTAACGGAGAAAAAGACCAATTAGAATTTGCTATAAATGAAATACGCAATAAATCACGTAGAGCACATATTACAATGTGGAACCCTAGTGAATTGCAAGAAACTGCTTTGCCGTGTTGTTATACAGGCATGACATTTGTGCGTATTGGAAACGAGCTTAATCTTAGTATAGATTTTAGAGGCTCGGATTTGTTTTTAGGTCTTCCTTACGATATTATATTTGGAGCTTTGCTACTTACTGAAATAGCAGAACATTGCGAGCTAGAGCCTTGTATGTTAAAAATGAACTTAAATAATGCTCATATATATGTAAATAATGCAATTCCAGTAAAAAGATATTTAGACGAACGTATTTATAAGTTGCCTAAATATAATTCAAAACTAAAAGAGTTAAGTAAGTATTATTCCGGCCCGTATATTGAAGCAATTTTAAACGTTTAATATGTTAAGCAAAGCAAAAGATTATAGACCACTGCCTAAGTACGAAAATTTATATTTAATAAATAGCTTAGGCAGAATCAAGTCTTTAGACAGGAAAATAAATTACAGAGGAAGAGAAATAGTTATGAAAGAGAATACTCCCGTAGTAACAAAAATAGGCACTACTCTTTATGTTGTTATAAGAGATAAAGACTATAAAAATAGACGTATAAATTTAAGTCGTGAAATAAAAAACGTTTTTGGCAGACAAAAGCAAATAGAAATTAAAAACGCTTATGTCTATTGCCCGGTTATACCAAAGCCTATAAATTACAAAGGCAGAGCTGGAATAAAAGTTGAGCAATGGTTAGATGGAAAATGTATTGAAGTCTTTGAGACTTTTGCCTTGGCTGCAAAATCAATAAATGGCAAGCCAAGGCATATTAGTGACGCAGCTTATGGTAAAAGATCGTTTTACGCTGGTTACCAATGGAAACTTAAACAATAACAATAAAAACAAATAATTATGTATTTAATATATGACACGGAAACAAACGGGTTTCCGCCAAAAGCAAGAATGACACAGTTGTCTTTTTGTTTATTTACAGAATACGGTGAAATAATAAAGCTTTACCAAGCTTTTTGCAAGCCTGATGGATGGGTAATACCAAAAGAAAAATTCTTCTTAGATAACGGAATGACAACAGAACGCAATGAAGAATTAGGAATACCTGTTTTTGATATTTTAAGAGAATTTCAAGACGCTTTAAAGCAGGCTAGGTATAAAATTGCTCACAATCATAATTTTGACAAGCAAATAGTTTGGAATGAAATTATGTTTGCTGGAATAGAGATAGCTCCTTTTAAATTCACTAAAGAATTTTGTACAATGCTTAGTGCTGTAGATTATGTCGGGGCTTTAGATAAATGGGGTAAACCTAGAAAATGGCCAAATCTTCAAGAACTTCATAAAAAATGTTTTGGAGTAGAATTTGATGGAGCACACGATTCATTAGCTGATGTTAAAGCTACAATGAATTGCTTTTTGTATCTGAAAAAAAATGGAATTATAAAAATTTAAAAACAAAACAAATTATGAGTTACTTAATTAAGCCTTATTGTATGAATACAGGCAAAACGGCTCCTGGAATTATTTCATACGCTGAAAAAACAGAGGATGCTGTTAACGATGCTCGTTCAAGAAGCGGATTATCTAAATTTAAAAATTGGTCTTTTAGCACTATAATAAAACATATTAAAGACAAAAAAGTTAAACAATTTAAAAACAAAGAAAATGATTGAGCAAAACTTCTCTAAGTTAAGAGATATATTAAGCAAAAAATATGTTTTATACAGCGGATTTAATTGCTTTATTAAAATAAGACCGTATAATTCAGGCAGAATATTTATGACACTACACGATGTAGAAGGCGGAATGCAAGTTGCTAGAGTTACATTAGATATTGATGTTATACCGCATATACCAAACTTAATAATAGTTAAAGATTATGCGGAAAACCAAGGAATGTACCAAGCTCTTTTAAAAGCTAATATAATAAAACCTTGCGAGCGAGAGTATATTTTAACCGAAAGCTCAAAAGCCCTCATCTGCTTCCTTGAACTGAGTTAACCTCTACTAGCCCCCGCCGCCTACCAAGCCTCGCAACAACCGCATTGCGAGGCTTTTTTATTTTCAGCCAGCTATGCCGCTACTAATCACGCTAAATACAC